CTAAAAACGAAAGGTGCCAACATAAATTGAAACTGGCAGCGCTTTAACTTGCTCTTCTAAAAGGCTTTTAAATTCATCAGTGATTTCTTCTTTAACAACATCTATTCCGACGATACGAACACTAAACCGAGGCTCTACACCGCCAGTGTTAATTGACACTTTCATGATAAATTCACGCTCTTTAAGTCCATTGTATGGGATGCATTTAAAAGCAATGAATGCCGGCAAACGGTCGCTATTTTTTGCTGACGAGCGTTCCATGACAGATGCGCTATTGTCAAAATCACCAATCTCAGAAGATATTTCACGGGCTTTTTCTAAAGTGATACTTCGTGCTGCTGCGACAGCATTAGCAATAGATAAGTGCTCACCGGCAGAATTGGTTGTGGTTATATAGTCTTGCCAGTCTTCAAGGAAGTCAGAGAACGCTGTTTGGTCGTGTCTATTTCCGCCAAAATGTAATAAATTTGAGTAGGCGCCAGTTCTCTGCAATGCAAGTGTTGCTAAATGATTGCAATGACCAGGCATATCACCCACATATAAATCAAAGATTGCTTGAGCTGACATTTTGTCAGGGTTAATGCATATCTGATTAGCGTCATCCATATAATCATTAACACCCGCATTGTCTTTACAATATTGGACAAAAGAAGTTAATGAATTAGTGTTTAATTCACCTCTAAATTGTGCACGATAATGGCTTAAACTCTCTAAACTTTTGATATTAAAATTATCAGGTACAGCAACCACTTGGTGAGCTAAGTGCATAGCCTTTTGTTTAAGCTCATCATTCAAAATATCTGTTGTCTGTTGAGCTGCAATGAACTCAAGTGCATCTTTTTGCATGTCTATTCCTTAATTGATGTGATTTTTGAGTTGGTAAACAAGTCATCTTGAGCCTTTGCAAGCGCGGTCATCGTCAAGTCTTTGTTTATCCACATTTGAGTAACAGTTGTGCCTTCTTCACTCGCTTTACCAATGGCTGTTGGCTTAACGAACTGCAGCTTGCTCTCAATATCGACTTTGGTACCACAACCGTGCTGACTGGTTTTGTTGTTAGGCTTAATTTTAAGCTTTACTGTTATTTCACCAGGCTTATCTGTTTTGTGAATACCAGAAGCTACTTCGCGTATAACTGCAGTAAAGCGACTTAAAAAAGCACCACCGTCTAGTTCTTCGAGTGTCTGCAATGCTGCAGTTGTATTAGGTTGATTACTCATGAGTTTCCTTGTTTAGTAATAAGTTGTTTTTCGCTAGCCAATGAAGCAAAGCGCATGTGTTGATAAACATCAGATACATAAAGAGCTTGATGACGAGCATCATCAAGTGCGTTGTGAGCATTACCCTCTGCTTTAATTGTTTTTTTAGGGTCGATACCGAAACAACGGCGCCCTAAATCCACGATTGTGCGGACATCACGCACGTTAAAAAACTTCCAAGGACAGGTGATCTTTGTTTGCTTGAAGGCATTCTCTAAGATAATAGGATCAAATGTGGCGCCATTGCCCCATATCAAACGAGTACGATAATCACTGTATAAAGCAAGAAAGTCTTGCAAGTTCACCAAAGCATCTTTTAGTGGAATTGCTTTTTTATTATTGAGCTCTGCACGAGCTTCATTAGACTGCTTTAACCACCACTGAACGGTACCAGCATCAATTGTTCCATACTGTTGAGCATCAACAGGGTCAATTGCATTATAGAAGTTAGCTGACAGTTCACTTGTGTTGGGGTTAAACACGACAGCTGCTATAGATACAATACACGCATCATTGCCGCTTCCGAGTGTTTCAATGTCGATCATGACGTCGGTCATTCGTTTTTCCTTTTAAAGTTGGTTTTTATTACTGGTATTTAAGCGGCTTGCTTTTCTAAAGCAGGCGCATAAGAGTTTTCTATGAAGCTAAGCCATGCTTTGGTTAAGCAGCGGTCTCGTTTTGCATTAAGATTGACGCCTAATATGCTAATCACTTCAAAGTCAGCTTTTTTCACAAAATAAAGCACACACCATTGCGTTCCAGACTCCCAAACTTGTAATTCTTCACTTGCTAGCTTTCTATTTAACAGTGAGCAACGTAGTTTTAGAGTCGATAAATCCATTTGAATGTCATTACCCATGATTCAATCCTTAAGCAGCTGTTGGTGGAAAATCAGGCGGAAAGAAAGTTACATTTTTATTCGATTTAACAAGAACTAAATGGCTATGTTTTGATGCCTGTCTAATCTTTTCTGAGATTTGAATATTTGCTTTCTTATTTAATGCTGGATGTAAAAATACTTTTGTCATTTCAGTTACCTTTAATCTATCAAAAGATTCAGTATGAAATAATAATAACCAATAAATGAACAAATGCAACACGTAATGAAATAAAAAATAAGTAATTGAAATAATTTACTTCAATATGTATAGTTTATATGCACTTAATATGACTAAGGTAAATCAATGAAAAAAGCGTTTAGAACTAAAAAAAGTTTATTGGCAATATCAATCTCTTTAGCGTTGTCTACTCAAGCATTTTCAAATGAAAACACGGAGCTTGATAACAACGAGCTGATAGATAAGTGGTGTGCTGCCTTTCCAAAAATATGTTCTTTTGGAGGAGTGGAAGAAAAAGGACCAATAACAACAAATGGAAATGGCGGTGGAACTGAACCACCTGATCCAAAAAAAACAAACTAAGGGCAACTTATGAATCTCTATGAAATATTATATTTTATTCAGGGAAACAGTCTTATAGCGCTTTTAATGGCGCTGTCTTTATCATTGTATTTTCAGAATAGGTCTTCATTTATTATTGGGGTTACAGTTGTTGCTTGCTGTAACTTCTTGCATATAGTTTTTAACTTACTAATGCTGAAGCTATTTGAGTCACCATATTATGAAGGAGTAATTGGAGAAGTAGCTGTTAGGGGTTGGTATGTCTTTTACGCTGTTACTGACTTATTCGCTGTCTTTATGATCTATTTTCTTAATATGAAAGTTAAATTAAAACCGACCATGCATTGTCACATTGTAGCGTTAATTCTAGTGGCCTTGGCGTTGTTTCAAGTAGTTCAATATATAGGCCGGTTCATATTGGAATCTAATGTATTTGGTAATATTTACTCAATTTCTATTCCTTTCCTTAATAGTTTTATGTTAATTTTCATCATATCAGGATTGTTCTTGGAGACTAAAAACGCCATACGCAAAAGGGAGTTGTAATTATGGATATATTGCTTGCGTGTTTGTTGGGAAGTTTAGTGATAATGGGTTTTGCTTTTGTGAAGCTTGGTATTTTTAGGACCGTTTATACGAGTAGCATAAACGAACAGATGAGTACTAAGCTTTTAGAAGAGTATATGAAACTTTATAAGTCGAGTGACCCAATGGATATAAAGCTAAAAAGACAAAAGGAGCTTCACAAGAAAATTGTTGAACACCTGGATTCACTGGAGTACGTTACTGAGTTGCCGACTGAATTGCCTGATAACGTGACGGTTTTAAGGAAAAAGAAGTTTAAAGACGCTTGTTAAAATTGAAAACAAAGCCAGTTTAAGCAATTGCATCAATTGCTTTTTCTGGCTTTTTTGTTGTCTCTTCGTTCTCCCGAATAACCGTGCTTCTAAATGAATTAACCAAATCTGAAATTGAACTATTACATTCGATTGAGCCAACAAATTGAGCGCTCATTAACCATTTCTCAAAAATACTAAACAAATCTTTCTTTTTAATAATGTCACTTGTGCTCGGTCTTGAATGTTTAAATGTTTCCAAATCTTGGCCAGTCATTAAAAATATTAAGCTATCACCGACGGTTTCTTTGCAGGCATCATTGACTGCAACCAAATCGTCTAGTGTGGGCGTTCTTTTGGAGCGTTCCCAGTTGCCAACTGTAGACTGAGCGACGCCAATTTTATCTGCAAGTTTCCCCTGCGTCATGTCTGCTAATTTTCTTATTCTTTTGATGCGATCGCCGAATGAATTCATATATCACCGTTTGTTTTTGCTAGGTTAAAACCAATAGCAAATAGACGTTAGTAAAAATGTTTCTATACGTAAAGTATATAGTATTTACATTAAAATACACAAATTGAAATTTAATAAACCAAATATTAATAGATAAATATGCATCTTTTTGTTGAGGAACCCGCTTTCATAAATATTTGTCATTAAAAAGGAACTAGATTTGTTGATAAATTATTTCATACTGCTATTATTTAAATATGTCAAAATGAAATTAAATAATATGAATAACATTAAAGAGTTTAGAAAAAAGACTGGTTTAAAACAAATAGAGTTCGCTAAAAAGCTTAACTTTCTGCAAGCAACATACAGTAATTATGAAAATAATGCTCGCCAACCTAATGTGAATGATGCGATTAAAATATATGAATTGATCAAAGAGTTAGGTGTTGATTGTCAGATAGATGATGTCTTTCCACCCTCAGCAAAAGCAGCCTAATTTCTTATATACAAAAAGGAAGTAAACATGTCTCGCGATTATGATCCTCCGTCTATTGAAAGCGTTGAAGAGGCCTTATCATTTATCTCTGCTGATTTAGCCCGAGAAGAATGGGTTAGGGTGTTAATGGGCGTTAAAAGTGAATTTGGTGACGGTGCTTTTTCTGTTTGCGAAGATTGGAGTAAAAAAGGAAGCACTTTTAACAAAAGTAATTTTAAAGCGACTTGGGATAACATTGACGCTGCTGGAAGTACAACCATTAAAACAGTATTTAAACTAGCAATAGATAACGGTTACGAAGGTAAAAAACTTTCAGATGAAGAACGAAAATCACTAGCGCTGGAAAGTCAAAAGCGAGCGAAGCAACGAGAAAAAGAACAAGCAACTGCTTTGGCTAAAAAACGCAAATGGCATAAGGTCATATCAAAGCTAGCAACAACACTTTGGAATGATTACACGATTGACATCAAATCAAATCAATATCTCACGCAAAAGAAAGTCTCTAGTCATGGATTGAAAGCCTTTAGAACAAGCATTGTTGCTGTTATGCATGACAATATGACAACTGAGATAATCGAGCAACCCGAAAAAATTAAAGCTTTTTTTAATAATTTACCAACAGTTAAAGAGGAACGGGCATTTTCATTTTTACACATTAAGCGCTCAGAGCTTGCTATTCCTTTGTACGACATCAACAAAAAGCTTTGGCAATTGCAGATCATCAATAAAACGGGTACCAAGTTGTTTTTAAAACATGGTCGAAAATCTGGATGCTTCTTTTTTATTGGTAAAGTATCTGACTCTGATGTGATCGCAACAGGCGAAGGTTATGCAACTTGTGCAAGTGTGTATGCTGCTATGAAATGGTTTTGTGTGATTGGTTTTGATGCAGGAAACCTAAATAAAGTGGCTCAATTATTTAAAGAAAAATACCCCGATAAAAAACACATCATCATTAATGACAATGACTGTCACGAAAATCAGTCACCTGAAAACCCAAAAGACAATCCTGGTGTTTTTTATGGCAATCAAGCAGCGAACAGTGTCGGTGGGATAGCAGTTACTCCTCAATTTGAACAAATGGCGGATGTTGCATAATGGCTAGTAAAGGATTGTCAGATTTTAATGATTTACATGTCACGTATGGAATTAAAGAAGTTAGGCGGCAATTAAAAGCAGCCTATGATAATTATCCAGCTGCTAATGATTGCGATAGCAACAATCAATCAGAAACTGGCACCGCGCGACAGCGTGAAATGGGGGCAAGCAAACAGTGGACGTCATTATTCCAAACGGCAGGCAATGGCAATATATTAGCCAATATCAGTAACGTTAAGTTAGTGCTTGATAATGCGCCTGAGTTCAGTGGTGTACTGCAATATTGTGACTTTAGCTATCGGATAATCAAACGCAAATTACCGCCTTTTAAGTGCGCGAAGATAGGTGAGTGGACTGATTCTGACAATGAACGAATGCGGATTTACTTGGCTGAAACTTACGGTTTTACACCTAAAGTCAATGATGTAATGGGCGCAGTGTTAGTACATGCAGAAGAAAACGCATTTCACCCGGTAAAGGAATATCTGCATTCTTTAGAATGGGATAAAACGCCCAGAATAAGAGATTGGCTAACAACTTATTTGGGTGTTGAGTCATCCGATTATACAAAGCTAGTGGGAGGTTTGTTTTTGATCTCTGCTATTGCAAGGATAATGCAGCCACCTGTAAAGGTGGATTCAGTGCTTATTCTTGAGGGCCTTCAAGGCTTAGGTAAATCTACAATGCTGCAAGTGTTGTTTGATAAGTTTTTTACCGACACACCTATGGCTTTGGGTGATAAAGATTCATTTCAACAAATGCAAGGCATGTGGTGTATTGAGCTTGCCGAGTTGGATTCATTCAATAAAGCAGAAAATACACGGGCCAAACAGTTCTTCGGCTCACGAACTGACAGGTACCGACCTTCGTATGGTCGACTGGTGCAAGAGTTCCCCAGGCAATGTGTGTTTGTCGGTACCACCAACCAAAATCAGTACCTCAAAGATTCAACAGGCAACCGGCGCTATTGGCCTGTTACCTGTACAAAAATAGACTTGCAAGCGCTTAAGGATGATAAAGACCAGATATGGGCGGAGGCCTTGGATTGGTATAAACAAGGTATGCAATGGTGGCCAAATGCTGAACATGAGCATTTGTTCAATTCCCAGCAAGAAGAACGCTTTGATTCTGACGTGTGGGAAGGTGTTATTTATGACTGGTTAAAACGGCACAAGGCTAACGAGTACTCTATGGCTGAAATAATGAGAGATGCTCTAGAAATGGATACTCATTCAATGCGACCGCCCGAGCAAAAAAGAGTGGGTTTAATCATGACGCGCTTTGGATTTACAAAGAAAAAAAACGAATACAAGGAAAAAGACCATCTTTTTATTACCCGCCTGAAGGCTTTTTTGACCCTGATTAAGCATTTCAGTGTGACCATGACCACTCAGTGTGACCGCTACAGGTCACGTATTTTCTAGGGTGGTCACGGTGGTCACGGTGGTCACGGTGGTTTCGCGTACATACGCGCGCGTAAATTTACTATTTCCTATTCGCGCATAATTACAAATGAAAAATAACAAGTCATTACTGTGTGTGTATAAAACTACTATGACCACCATGACCAGTATGACCAGAGTATATAGAACAAGGGCTGTAGCGGTCACACTGAATGGTCATACTACTTTTGTAGTATGACCACAAACCAAAACCACGAAAATAGGTGAGTAAATGAGCTATCCAGAAGAACTTAAAACACTTGCATACTTAAAAGACGAGCAAGCCAAATTGAAAGAGAGAAGCCAACTAAAAGGCGTGTCCTTGCATGATAGGGTAGATGCTAATTTTTATTTCATACAGTGGGGTATCTGGTACCGCTCGCTTAATGGGACGAATACGGGTTGCAAGTTAAGTGCGATATACCAAACCAACAAACCGATTGAGTTATTAGCTATCACTGGTGAAGAGGCAGAGGCGATAGAACGATACATTGCACAACGAGAGCTCAACGTTAAACGTATTATTCATCTCTACTACGCTGTTAATCTGAGCATGAAAGCAATTTCAGATAAAACCAAAACCGATCGCCGAAAAGTAACATTGATAATTGAAAGTGAAGTGGCAAGATTTTCAGGTTATCTTGATGGTTTGTTACATGCTGCTTAATTGTTCAAAAAATAGTTTGACAGCTGTCCACAGCTAACTGTATATTCTCAGATACGCTCACGAAGCTACACACTAAAACCCGAGATTCAATATCTCGGGTTTTTTTATGCTCGTGAATCAATGAGTTCCTAGACCTTTACCCTAGAAACTATCTAGGGTCTTTTTCTGGTCTGTTGTTCAGTACAACAAAAACTAAAAATAATTATTATAACCAAGTCGATTGGTGTTGGTCGGCATTTCCTTTTGGCCCCGTCTTTGGATGGGGCTTTTTATTGGGCGCACACTATGAATTACGAAAACTTAATTGAACAAGTAAAGCTTCATGAAGGTCTGCGCCTGAAACCCTACAAATGCACAGCTAATCGATTAACGATTGGCTATGGCCGCAATCTAGATGACAAAGGCATATCGGTTCAAGAAGCAGAAGAAATGCTATTGGCTGACCTAGCCGAAGTCGAACAGTCTTTGATTAAACATAATTTCTTTAATCGATTGGATGAGGTTAGACAAGCTGTATTGATTAACATGGCATTTAATCTTGGTGTAATTGGTTTACTCAGATTTAAAAACATGATCACTGCACTAATCACCAGAGACTATGAGACAGCAGCTAATGAGATGCTTGATAGCAAATGGGCTAAACAGGTCAATATGCGTGCAATCATGCTAGCAGAACAAATGCGAACGGGTGAATGGCAATGAAAGTACTAGATTTTTTAAAAACAATCGGCACTACAGCGTTATCAGTACATCCAGCCGGAGCTGCGGCACTAACATTGGTTAATCAATTCTTACCTGATGAAAAAAAGCTAAGTGTTGCTTCATCTGGAGATGATGCGATTAAAGCGGTTGAGCAACTAAGTAGTGCAGACCAGGCAAAAATCAAACTGGCAGAGGTTAACTTAGAAAAGGTTGAATTACTTACTGATGCTGAAAAGTATCAAGCAATGTGTAAAGCAGACGGACAAACAACGCGCGCTAAGATTGTTGATAAAGCAATGAACTGCCTAATAATTGTCTCGCTTATATTTATTGCATCTGTTGCATATGTGTATTCGACGAAGGGCGCTGGTATCGCATTTAGTTACGAAATGATGGCAGTTTACTTGGCTGTCAGTGGCACGTTCGCTTATGTTGTGCGTGCATACTTTGGTGATTTAAGAAGTGAGACTGAATCAAGACACTTATCGATTAACAACCGTTCGCCAAATATGAAAGGGATAGCAGGCATTATTGGCAGCCTTACTAATAAGAAATAGTATCATGCCCTCAACAGACCAAGACAACGCGCTACTTATGAAATACATGGATGATAAGTTCGATAGCCTTGTTGCCCTTCATACAGATTTAAAGGGCACAATCAAAGAACAGGCGAATGAATCTAAGCGTCAGATGGAACACCTAAGAAACACTAACCACGAAACAAACGAAACTCTGCATGGACTGTTGGGAAACGTTGAGTCACTTAAAAAAGATATAACAAACATCAGTGGTGATGTGGTCGATATCAAGCGCAAACAAATCATGGACAACGAACGAGCTCATGCTCGAGTCGACAAGATTGAAGAAAAAAACGAATTAAGATTTAAAAACATTGAGCGTGATATCAGCGATATTATGCCAGCGGCCAATGTGATTAAGAGCATTGGTGCGGCTATCGTTAAGTGGTTAGTGCCTTTGTTGTTGGGTGGTTCTCTTATCTCTGCAGTGTTGTATATGATTAAGGTAAACCCAACCTAAATGATTTTTTGCGGGTCCTTTGGCAGAACTCCAGTATACGAATAAAAAATCGCAATATTTTAACAGCTAAAAGTTTTTATAAGGGGGGTTGTATTTATGGACCTCAATGAACAAGCTAAACAAATTGAATTTGCAGATTTGGTCGGAGCGTCCCAACAGTCTATTTCAAAATATGTAAGAGCAGGAATTTTAAACAAGGGCGAAACTTATCGTACTTGGTTTGCAAAGTACTGCGAGAAATTACGCACTGAAGCTGCGGGGCGTGAAATAAGCGCTTCGCGTCAAACTTTAGAACAAGCAAAAACGCGCGAAGCAATCGCTAACGCGCAACTAAAAGAACTTGATCTGTATCGAGAGCACAAACTTGTACTAGATGCTCAACAGGTCAGAGAGGCAATGGAGCAATGGGTTACTGTTGCAAAGTCAGAATATGAAAACTCAATTGAAAAAATCATTGCATTAATAGAAGACAAGTATGGAGTATCAATCGACCGTGAATCAATTAACGGAACCATTGAATCTACCTGTCGAACTATTGGAGATTTTAGAGTTAAATCTTGATGAGTTAATCAGTGATGTTTCATCTGGTTGGATACCTGTCGAACAGTTACCTACTAAAGAGTGGTTAGAAAAATACTTTAGGCTTCCAGCTGAGGACTCTGATTTTAGCGGTTTATATAACGCTGATTTTGTTCCTTACTTTTGGGGCGTTATGCATGCTCTTGATAGTGAAGTTGTAGAATTTCTAGGTTTACAAAAGGCCGCGCAAATAGGCTGGACTATGTTGCTTTGCGGATGGGTAGCTAAAAAGATTTGCGTTGAGCCCAGTCGAATACTTGGATTGTTTCCCAAAGACGCAAAAGCAACAGACTTTATTGAAGAAAAGTTTACGCCCTGTGTTGAAGCAACTCCTGAACTTGCAAAGCGAGTAGATGTATCAAGTAGCCGCAAACAAGGTAATCGCAACAATAAGAAAAACTTTCCTGGTGGGTCTTTAAAGGTCTTTGGTTCTAACTCAGTATCAAACGTAAAGTCGACACCCGCGCCACTGGTTATTGTTGAAGAACCAGATGATACGAACGATAGCGTAGGCGACCAAGGTGATTCAATTCGCTTGGCACGTGAACGTGTTAAACGCTTTAGAAAAAGAAAGTTTGTATTAGGTGGTACGCCGTCGGTTGATGGTTTATCAAAAGTACAGCACTACATTAGTTTAGGCTCGCAACGAGTATTGCCAATTACTTGCCATGATTGTGGAGATGATCATGTTTTAGATTGGAAAAACGTTACTTGGATAGAAAAACAAGACGGGCCAGTTCATCCTGTATTTGGTCGAAACATACCTGAGTCAGCCATTTATGCTTGCCCACATTGCGGGTCAGCGTGGTCTGATTGGCAACGTCAACAGAACATTTACAACACATGCAAAACTGCAATGGACAATGGCGACCCGTTTTGTGGTTGGGTAGCAACGGTTGAAAATGATGGCATCATCGAAACCTTTAAAGATCTATCTGAATTATATGTTTGTATACCAGGCTCTTCGATATCAAGCATGGTGCAAGACTACCTTGAAGCTGAACATGATGCGCTACGAGGTGATGAGAACGGACGTATAGTTTTTGAAAATTCAAAGTTAGGTAAGGCATACGAGTACAAAAACAAGGACTCTTTGGATTGTGAAGCCCTGCAAGAAAGCGCTGAAGATTATCAGGAATTGGTTTGTCCTCGTGGTGGTTTACTGGTTACTGCTGGTATTGACGTTCAACATGACAGGCTTGCAATTATCATTCGAGCGTTTGGCAGGAACGAAGAAAGCTGGTTGCTTTTATGGCGCGAAATTTCAGGTGATACAGCAGATAAAAATGACCCTGTTTGGAAAGAGCTAGACGACATATTGTTTGGTGCATTTAAGCATGAAGTATTAGACGGATTGTTTTTAAGCGCTGTCACCATTGATTCATCTGACGGTTCGACAAACCACGCGGTCTATAACTGGGTAAGAACACGTTCTAAAAAACATCGTCGTGTTCTGATAATGGCGGGTAAGGGTGACAGTCATGACAATGGCAAGCGTGAAATTTTCACCTTGCCTAGAAAACTTGACCACAACAACGCTAAAAAACCAAGTAAAGCCGACAAACATGGCGTAAAAGTTTATATGGTTGGCACACACAAAGCCAAAGATATGATCGTTAAACGCTTAAGTGGCACAAGCGCTTACATGCATTCTTACAGTACAGCTCGAATTGACTACTGGGAACAAGTGACATCAGAAGTCAAAGCACCTTCTCGCAACTTGCGTGGTGCAAGAATTTGGCAACTTAAATCAGGTCGACGAAACGAAGCCTTTGATTGTGAAGTGTATGCTTTGCATGCAGCCATGGCGAGAAAGGTTCACACGATTAAACCCAAAGACTGGGATTCAATAGAACAGCGTTTATCTCAAGCTGATTTATTCTCCGACAAATTAGAAGTGGCAGCTGAGCAAACAGCGCCTAAATCCAAAAAATCAAAGAAAACTAATAGCCGCCGAAGTCGAGGTAGCGGTTTTGTTTCAGGTGCTTAACAAATGAATACTTTTAAAATTAACGCAGGCACCACTTTTACGAGAGTGGTTGATCATACTGGAAGTGTCGAAGCGTCTTATAAGTATGTTTTTGTATCTGATTCAGCTCGCTTTGAATGGTCAGGTTCTTACGCTAACAATCAAATAAGCGTAACTGCATTGACCTCTGTTACTTCAAAACTATTGGCTGGGGTTTACATCTGGTCATTGGTAGAGGTCATTAACGGTGAGACAACGCTAATAGACCAAGGGCGAGCAACGGTTACAAGTGATTTACTTAATGCTAGTACAGCACAAGTTTTAACGCACAACGAAAAAATGCTAACGAGTATTCGCAAGCGTTTAGAGGGGCGGGTATTAAGTGATCATGAAAACTACAGCATAGAAGGTCGTAGCTTATCCAGAATACCTATGGATACGCTTAAAACCTTGGAAAACAAATATGCTTGGCGTGTCTATCGTGAACAAACGAATCGCGGCGAACGTCCAAAACATAAATCAATTAGGTTTCGGTAGGACTATATGAGCATTTTTTCAAGGCTATTTTCTGCAAAAGATAGCGAGCAAGTAAGAACTAGTGATACCCAACCTAACTTGCATGCAAATGATGATGAGAAAAAAACCAACAAAAAGCTAAGGTCCAAACAAAATCAAGCGCACAAACGATATGCAGCGGCAAAATCTGATCGTTTATTTAAGACTCCCATGGGCTTTGGTTTAAGCGTTGACGAAACTTTAAGACGAGATGTTGAAAAACTGCGTGCAGCCAGCCGTTCAGCTGGTGAAGATATTGGTTACATCAAAAAGTATTTTGGCATGGTGCAAACCCACATTGTAGGTGATAAAGGCTTTAAGCTTCAATCTCAAATCAGAGACTCACTTGGCCGCCTAGATAAAGATGTAAATAAAGCGACAGAGGAAGCATGGAAACGCTTTTGTAAAAAAGGTATCTGCGAAATATCTGGTCGTATGAATATGGTAGAAGCTGATCAGCTTATTGCTAAAACAGTCAGCCAAGACGGTGACATGCTTATCAGACATATCGATAACGCTGATAACGCGCACGGCTATGCGTTTCAATTGATTGAAGCTGATTTGCTTGATGTCAATTTGTATAAAGCTTTACCAAATGGTAATCAGATTAAAATGGGCGTCGAGCTAGATGGCTATGGACGCCATATCGCTTATCACGTTTTAACATCTCATCCTGGTGATTATTCTCATACTCAAAATGGTAGACGATACAATCGTATTCCTGCCAATGAGATTATTCTTCCATTTCCGTCATGGCGCCCAGGTCAAACACGGGGTATACCGTGGGCGCATGCTGCGTTATTGGATATGCATGATTTAAGAGGTTTTAGAGAAGCAACGTTAGTTAGTGCCAGAATAGGTGCTAGCAACATGATGATTTATGAGCGTGACCCTGATCAAGAACCGCCTGAAAATGATGATGACTGGGAAGACGGCGAATTTGTTCACGAGCTTGAACCGGGTAAAAGTAATATTGTGCCTGAAGGCTACAAGGCTAGAGAAAGCAATTTCAACATGCCAGATGACTCGATGGCAGATTATCAAAAGGCTGTATTAAGAGGCGCTCATAGTGCATTGGACACAAACTATAATGTAGGTGCCAATGATTATGAAGGTGTAAGTTGGTCGACTCTACGTCAAGCTGTTATCGAAGACCGTGAGCAGTGGAAGCGCATGCAAGGCTGGTATATCAGCCAAATAAAAAATGAAATCTATGAACGCTGGTTAAAGAATGCGCTTCCTCGCAATCAGATAAAAGGGTTAAAAGCCTATGATTTAGAACGTGCGTTAAGCTTCCAGTTTTCTGGACGTCGCTGGCAGTGGGTCGATCCTCTTAAAGATGAACAAGCAATATCTGAGTCATACAAAAACTTCACGGCAAACCCTATCGAGGTCCTTAAAGATAAGGGTATAGACCCGCACGAACTTGCTGAAGGATGGACTGAGTTTTTAGATCTGATGCAAGAGAATATTCAAAAAGCACAAGCCATTGGCATGGTCAAAGGCGAAGCAATCAATTTAACAAACCCTCCGCCGTCAGACGCTGAAAGTAAGGAATAATATGTTTGAACAAAGTCAAATCACCCGCGACATGCTTGTCGGCGGTCAGATACCTATTGCCTATCGTTTTGCAGAAGTAAAACCAGATTCAGTTGACGTGGAAAATCGAACTGCTGTTATTTCATTTTCAAGTGAATATGAAGTTGAGCGTTATGGATGGTTTGAAACACTTGGTCATAATCGTGATGAAGTCGATTTATCCAGGATAGAACAAAACGGCCCCTTCCTTTGTGATCACGATTGGAAAGACCAACGCGGTGTTATCACCAAAGCGTGGGTTGAAGGTGGTCGAGGTCATGCAGAAATTAAATTGTCTCGTAACCCAATGGGTGAGCAATTGCTCATTGATATGCAAGACAGTATCCGCACAAACATCAGCGTAGGTTATCGCATCTTAGAAGCTACGCTCACAAAAACCAGTGGCGATGATGAGCACTACCGCATCACGAAATGGCAGCCACTTGAAATATCTTCCGTTTCTGTACCAGCCGACCCCACTGTCGGGGTGGGACGATCAGATGAAAACCGCAACTCTGTAAAAATAAAAGAGGAAAAACCAATGGATGAAGTAATCCAAACTCAAGAAACCCCGACAGATGAAATTGAACGTTCTGTGTCGGATGTCGAAAAACCGCAGATTCGTAGCGCAAGCACTCAGGAAACTTTAGTTCCTTCTGCCAGCGTTCCTAGTGATGCACAACGCATTGCATCTACTGGTGCGCAATATGGTGCTGATGCTCTTGCAAACGAACATATTAGAAATAATAAATCGTATGAAGAGTTTAACAGCGCATTGTTAAGAACTATGCAAGAAAAGCGTAAATCACCAGATGCAGAAAGCACCATGTTTGACATGGATGTACCTGCTCAAGATTTACAGCGCTACAGTGTTGTTAATCTGTTTCGTGCAATTGCAACAGGCAACTTCAAAAAAGCAGGCCTTGAGCGTGAAATTTCAAATGCATTGGCTGAGCGTTCTGGAAAAGATCCCGATGGTTGTTACATTAGCGCCGAAGCATTAGGGTTTGGTATTCGCCAACAAATGCAACGTCAAATGATGTTCCGTCAACAAGCTGCGGGTACATCCGGTAAAGGTGCTGAGCTTGTCGCAACTGAATTGCACTCAGAATTGTTTATTGAAGCACTTCGCTCAATGGCAATGTTAGGTGGTTTAGGTGCGCGTTTTATGTCGGGCCTTGTTGGTAATGTCGATATTCCAAAGCAATCTGGAACTTCAAGCTTCTACTGGGTAGGCGAAGACGGTGAAGCAACTGATTCAGATATTAGTTTTTCTACTGTTCAACTATCACCACATACAGTTGCAACAGCGGTACCTATGACCCGTCGTATGATGATCCAATCTACTCCAGATATTGAAGCATTAGTCCGAAATGACATCATGCTTAACTTGGCATTGGCAATGGATAGCGCAGGCATTAAAGGTAGCGGTTTGAGTAATGAGCCTACAGGTATTATCAATACATCGGGTATTGGTGCTGTTGACCTAACTGGCGGTGTGACAAACGCGAAGATTGTTGAGTTTGAAACCGATGTAGCAGAGGCCGATGCATCAGCTGAGTACATGGCTTATTTGATGCGTCCTTCGATGCGAGGAACACTTAAAACAACTGAGCGTGCCACTGGAACTGCAAAGTTCTTATGGGGTGACGATAATCGCGTTAATGGTTATGACGCATTTGCAAGCACTCAGATGGATGCAGGCAACATACTATTTGGCGACTTTTCACAAGTCATGTTTGGTATGTGGGGCGCATTAGATGTAGTAGCCGACAGAAGCACTAAAGTTAAGTCGGGTGGTTTAGTGATGCGTTTATTCCAAGACGTCGACGTTGCAGTTCGTCATGCTCAAGCCTTTAGTCTTGGCACAACAAGCTAGGTAAACAGCTTAATTTTTCCAACAAGTAATTTATACATAAGGCGGTACAACTGCCTTGTGTATTTAAAATTTTTAAAAAGGTACATAGTTATGGCTAAGCAAGTCAAAAAAACATCTTTTAAGGTGTTACGTGGTATTCGTATAAACGGTGAATCAATCTTTCCTGCAAAGGGTAAAGCTAAGCCGGTTGTCATTAGCATCAGAGAATCATTAGCGCTAGAGCTTCAAACGGCTAATAAAGGCGTGATTGTAGATGCGAAAGCAAACAAAGAAATCAAAGAAGTGAATGATGAAGACGCAGAACTAGACGCTATCTTTGGTTCTGAAGATTCAGACGGAGAGTAACTTGTGTTTTCCGATGACCTTAATACTGATCTTGAAAATGTGTTTTTTACTGATTTTAAACACAGTGCAACGATAGATGGTAATGAGGTTGTCGGTTATTTAGATACAAATGCTTATCGTTGGGCAGACATCGATAGTACTCAATATATTTTTATTGCTAGTCAAAACATTACACCTCAGTTAGAGCGTGGTCAGGAATTAAATATCCAAGGACAGCAATACAAATATGTTCGACATTATTACCAATCACAAACTACTCATATAGTTGTTGCTAGGGACTAAATATGGCTGCGGTATCATTAAATCATCGAGACGTTAGTCGTTCGCTTGATAAGCATAGCGCTGCGCTTAATAAAATGAAAAGTGGTGAAGCGGATAGGGCACTGCAGTCAGTCTTAAATCGTGGGATTACAAAGATACGTAAGTCTGCACTCAAACAAACCTCTAATGAACTTGGTGTTCCGCAAAAAGTAGTAAAAGGTAGGTTTGCAAAACCTAAACGAGCAAGACCAAAAGATTTAAGTGTTAGGCAAAATGCTTATTCTCGCTCAATAAATGCAGTCGCTTTAGGTGCCAAAAAAGTAGATTCAGGCCTTTCCAAAGGGCCTTATCACTGGGATCAAGCTTTTATTGTTACTTCTCCATATAGCGGTCGTGATGTCGCGATTCAGCGTAAAGGAAAAAAACGATACCCAACAAAAGCAGCTGAATTAGATAAACGTTTTGTTGGTCGAGTTACAAAAAAAGCACTTAATACTGCAGGTGACAAATTTGTTAGAAGTGAGTTATCACGCGACTTAAAACAAGAATATGAAAAACGATTTAATAGGCTGGTTAGATAATGGCAACACGTCAACAAATAAGACTGGCAGTTAAGCGCCTTATCGCAAATAGAGTAAAAACGTGCTTTGACTTTAGACCAGGACAATTACACGAAACCGAATTACCTGTTGCGTCAATATTTTTTGAAAACGGTGATACTGACCGAGACTATCAAGAACAAGGCGTTACGACTGGTCGATTGCTAATTGAAATCAATGCAAGAACATCTGGTGCGATAGATATTGAATTGGATCTCATGGGCTCACTAATTGAAAGTGATATTCGCTCTGTTGTAAATCTAGATGGCCTTGTTCACCTTATTCAGCGAAACGGATTCCAATATGATCGCGATCCAGAGTCGCTGGACGCATCACTTACACTATTTTTTAATGTCATATATGACGACGAGGACTAAAACATGTTAGGTAAAGAGATCACACTTCATCGCTCTTCTGATAGCGGCAGTACTTTTGGCAGTGCCATTGCAGATGTCTGGAGCATTCAAATTGGCGAGATAACAGCAGAAACTATTGAAAACCAAGCTCATGGTGCATCTACTGATTTTAAAGAATATGAATATGGCATGAAAGACGGCGGTGAAACCGCTATTGTCATCAGATATAAAGCGGGTCAGACAGATGCTGAAGCACTAGCAGATGCTTTACATAATAGCACAAAAGAGCATTTACAACTTCAGTTTCCTGCCCCAATTAATAAGTCTGTATCGTTTAGATGCTTGGTTACAAAGGTAGGTGTAGCCACTGAACAAGGTGCTTTGGTAGAGCGAAGCTTTACTCTAAAAGTAGACGGCGCACCAACTGAAGCAACAATAAGCTAATGATTAGCTATATCAAGCAATTAATAAAAGGGTTCTTTTTAACGAAAGATCCCCTTTTTTCAAGACGGCCAGTCTCAGACGTAAAATTTGGTGCTTGGCTACTTGTTGAAATTAGCGCCAATGATTACACAATTTTATTGGATATGCTCAATACCATTAGGCTTAGTGACAGCGATGATGAAACGAAAGGCCGTCAAATTATTGGGCTTAGATATTGTGCACTAGCAATGTCGTTAAGAACTAAATCAGGTCGAATACCGCTTAATTATAATGAGCAAAAAGATTTATTGTGGCTGGGTTCGTTGCCGTTTTCTCAAATTGATATCGCGCTGCGTGCCATTGCTGAGCTTTCTGATATCCCATGGTTAACGCCTGATATTGAACAAACAGCTAACACTGAAAGCAACGAGACAACTCAACCTGTAATTGATAAAGAAGCGTTAAAAGCAAACCCCTCTTAGGCCAACCCAATCGAAGGTTCGCAATTCGGTTGGCCGTCAAATTAGGTAATCACAATGTTGATCACATGCTGTCAGATTTGCTGGCAAGTGACTTTGTGGAGTTTCAGCGATTCTATGCGTTAGAGCCCTTCGGTTCAAAGTTTGAAGAACTTCACTTAGCGGCATTGCGTTGTCAATTAACTAATTACTTGCGTTCCAAAGAGCAGCCTGCTTATTCGTTCAATGACTTTTTATTGAGCGCTGTTGAAAAAGTCGAAACTAGAAAGCAGTCGATTACTGAAGCCTATCGAATATTGAGTAGCTTAAAATGACCAAACATACCGTCGAAATAAATGCGAACACAAAAAAGCATCGCGTTGAATTTGGTAAATCGGTAAAAGCAAACAAAGCTTTTTCTGACTCATTGCAAGGAGTCGCGCAGGGTACTGCTGCCATAGATGGTCCTTTAGGTGGTGTATCCAGTCGAATATCAGTAATGACGTCAATTGTTCGCGGTGGCAATTTGGCTATTGTGGGGTTTGGTGCAGCGATTGCGGGTTTGACGGCTGGTACCATAAAATCGATAAAGGTATTTGATCAATACGAAAAACAACAATTAAGAACTGAAGCACTTGTTAAAGCGACCGGAGCTGCTGCTGGTTTTAGTGCCCAACAACTGGCTCAACAAGCAGACGAGGTTGCGTTAAATACTTTGGCGAGTGTTGGCGGTATTGTTGAAGCTCAAAATGTACTACTGACCTTTAAAGCTGTAAGTGGTGAATCATTTAAGCAAGCAATAAGACTTTCACAAGACATGGCTGCTACGTTCGGCGGCAGTGCAAAAGATAAAGCGTTGCAATTAGGTAAGGCGTTAGAAGATCCCATTAATGGACTAAATGCATTGAGACGTTCAGGGGTAAGTTTTACCGAATCTGAAAAAGACATGATTCGTTCAATGCAAGAAGCCGGAGATATAGCAGGCGCCCAAGCAGAAATTTTATCAAAATTAGAAAGCCAAGTTGGTGGTGCTGGCTCTGCAGAAGCGGGAGGACTATCAGGCGCTGTTGATACGTTAAGCCAACGTTGGGATGAGTTACTGCTTAGTTGGTCTGAAACCAGCTCATCAGGTTCAATTGTAACGTCTTGGATTAATGATATTGGCAATGGCTTAAAGAGTTTGCGTGGCGAAATAGCACCAACCGTAAGTGAGTTAGAGCAACAGCTTGCTAAGCTTGAGGCTTCACGCGGTCAATCAAAAATGACGAAGCGCGGCAGAAGAGGCCAATCAGACGAATCCTTAAATGCTGAAATCGCTACTCTCAAAGAGCAAATATTAATAGCAAAAGCTGAAAGCGAAGACTTAGATGCTATTCAGCAATTAATTTCTGATCGTCGTCAACGAATTGCTGAGCTTGATGAAAAACTTGAAACTGCATCTTCCAGAAGAAAACGGGGAGGCGAATCTGACAAAGTTATTTTGCAAAGACAAAAACAAGCATTTGAAAATGAAATTGCTCTATACCAGGAACAAACTAAACGTATAGAAGAGCTTGAAGAAACCAAAGCAATTACACAACAAAAAATCAAAGATGAACAAGCCATAGACGCTGAAAAATCAGCAGCAAAAAAAGCAGAAGTAGCCGCGAACACTGAAACAAAACAGCTTGAATCTGATGCCAGAGAAATTGAAAGAAGACGTAGTCTTTATGATCAGATTCATCAAGAATCACTTGCTGTTCTCGGGCGTGAAAAAGAGCTTGAAGAATTTAAGTATCAGCGCAAAGTTGAACAAATGGAAAAAGAACTTCAGCTGCTTAGAGATAAAGGTTTATTAACGCAAGAAATTGAAGCTGAACATAAGGCAGCACTTGAAGATTTGGAAACCGCACACCTTGGTCGAATCTCACAAATAAGACTGGATGAGCAAGAAAAGCTACTTGAAGCAGACAAAGAGAAAAAAGCACAAGAACTCGCAGAGGAAGAAAACCGACAAGGCGTAATGACAGAGAGTTATCAGAACTTACTTGGTGTAATGGGTAACTATTTTGATGGCATGGAAGGTAAGCGCGCGAAGTATGCAAGTGCAGCGGTATCTATCGGTCAAACCTTGTTAGATGAAGAAAAACGAAATTCAATACAATCAATATTTGCTAACACTTATGAAACCGCAATGAAAGCCTATAAGTCACTGGCACCTATTCCTGTTGTTGGTCCAGCATTAGGTGTAGCTGCGGCGGGTCTTGTTATTGCAGCGGGTACTGGTTATGCGGCAAAAGTAAGTGGTCTTGCTTCATATGACGGCGGCGGATATACCGGTGATGGCATACGTTCGGGTGGCTTAGACGGAAAAGGCGGCATGCTTGCTATGGTCCACCCAAGAGAAACAATTATTGATCATACCAAGCAACAAAACCTTGCATCTCAGAGCAATATCAATATGAATTTATCTATTGTGAGTCGTCGCGAGGGTGACATTATGGATGAATTCAACATGGTTAAAAAGCCGATGATGAGAATGATTCAGTCTCTTCTAGGGGCGCCAATATGAATTACCCTTATCACCCAAATAGTAAAATTGAAATTACTCAAGTCAATGATACTCGAATATCAAAAGCGAGATACTACCGCAATAGAGCAAGGGGCAACCGAGCTAGCTATTATATGATTTCAATTACAAGTCCTTCATTGCCCTATGATCAATATATGGAGCTTTGCGCTTTGTATGAGAGTCTAGAAGATGGTCTTGAAATATTTAAGCTACCCAATCCTCTTAGGCCACTTGCGGCTTTTAGCGGTCACACTGTTGAAAGTGCAACTCAAGCCGGTTTAAAACAAATCAATATTGATACAAACGAACCATACAAAGTGGGTGACTTTATTCAGTTTGATAATCACGTCAAAGTCTATCGTATCGCTGGTGTGCTCGTTGACGGTGCCATACTTACTATCACATTGGCATGCCCGTTATATACCTCTGTTCCTGCAAATACGCTTGTGAAGTATGGCGCTGATGTTGAATTTCAATGTTCTTTATTAAACGAATTTAGATCAACGATTAATGCAAATAAATCCGATCGCGGAGTCATCGACGTGGAGTTAATTGAACAAGCATGATTTCTCATACAACAGAGCAACTAGTAGCATTGAAAGGAATTACTAAGATTGTCTATTTATTGTCATTTGAAATTGGGAATACAACGTATCGATTCAGCTCGGGTGATGCTGAGGTGTACCATGCAGCGAATCCATATTACCCAGGTTTTATTGATGAAATGCCAGATATTGAAATAACTTCTCAACCAACAACAAACGATATCTCAATTGATTTTTATGACGAAAGCAAAGTCTTATCAACTGCGCTTCTCTCTCAAAATTGGATGAATAAACCGTTGAAGGCCACAAAGCAGATACTTGATGCTAATGGTAATGTGATCCTAAATAAAATAGCGTTTCAAGGGTATTTGTCTGACTTCTCAATAGATGCTCAAAAATCGATTACAGAAATCACTGCATCAAGCATCTGGGCTGACTTTGAAAAAACATCTGGCATTAAGACAAACGCAAAATCACAGCAACGATACTATCCAAATGACACTGCGTTTGAGCATAGCCAGTCAGCTGTAGATAAAGTTTATTGGGGTAAAGACGGACCTAAAACACAAGGTTCAACGGTGCCCAGTTCTCCATACGGTTCTCCAAGAGTACAACCATAATGGTATTAAAAATATTAGGTGATTTATTATTTGGTTGGTTAATACCAGAAACGCCAGAACCAAAACTTCAAGGTACAGAGCTAACAAAGGCAGCCACGGATAATTATATTCCTAAAATATATGGAAAGGTGAAAAAACACACTGGCACCATTATTTTTAAATCAACAAATGATGATGATAATGATGATATTAAAAACGATCTTTTTCATCTGGTAATCGTTTGGTCCGAAGCTGTTCATAGTATTGATACTGTTTATGTTGATGACATTGATATTGAAAGCAACAACAGCTTGTTTGTTGCGGATAATGGTACTAGATATGCTTATGCTAGAAGCTTTCCAAATGGCATGGCAGGGTATGATGATCCTATTTTAAGAGCAGCTGGTTGGCGCCCCTCTGATATCTGCGAAAATAAAGCATGTACTTATATTCGTTTAGAGTATGGCAGCGGTGAAAATTTGCTGCGCAGTGAGCCCGAATTCACTGCTGATATTACCGGTACGACATATACAAATAATGTTACCGCGCTAAGTGATTATCTTAGAGCAAGTAAATATGGAAAGGCACTTGATTCAAATCTACTTAATTTAACTGGACAAGCATCGGTTTGCGATACAGTCACAACTAATCCTGATGGAAGTACACGCCCTCTATTTAGTATTAATACCGCAATTGACACGAGTAACACTGTTTTAGAAAACACCAACACGATACTTAAGTCGATGCGTGCTTTGCTCCCTGTAAGCAATGGAAAGCTTAGATTGGTTGTTGAAAAAGATGATCCGCCAGTTTCACTCGATATTGTAGAGCAAGATATTATTAAAATTGCGCCGGTAACCAATTCAAACAAGTCAAATCGTTATAACCGTGTTGTCGTTTCTTATAATGATGCTGACGCGAACAGTACGTCTCAGGACGCAGTTTACCCACCAAAAGACAGTGATGAAGAGGCGCTTTGGCTAGAGCAAGATAATAATATTCTGCTTGAAAAAAGTATAAAACTAGATACTTGCGATAACTACTTTGAGGCTTTAGCGTTTGCAAAATCATTTGCGCAAATATCTAGAGAGCAACTTTCGACATCTATTACGATGCCATTGTGGGCTACATTATATGAAGTAGGTGACATCGTTAATGTGACCCATTCATTATTAGGCTTTGAAAGCAAGCCCTTTAGAATAATTGCTACTACTGAAAATGACTCGCAAGTAACATTAAAAGTAAGAGAGCATCAACCGTACGTTTATGACCCTAGCAATACAGGCACAAAACCGAGCTATCCCGATACCACCAATATTATTACGCGCCCTGCAAGTGTGACAGGCTTAACCGCAACGGCTGTTTATTCAAGTATCGCTCAATATCGCGTTTCATGGTCGAGCAATACAACAAGGCATGAAGTCGCAATCGTCAATAGTGATTTAGAGTTGGTCTTTTTTGATGATAACGTCAGCACAAAATATATTGATATTCGCAACCTACCTTTTGATACTTACTCGGTTGGAATCAAGGCGATAAACACTATTGGTATGAAATCCAGTGTTGAAACTGTCCCTATGGTGATTGACCAAGTAATCAATAGTTTTATTTGGCGTGTTTATACAGACGATACTAGTGGTCTAAATCCCAGTCTCACCGACACATCAAAACCATTTATAGCCTTATTGTTGAATCAATCAGAGGAGCTTACGGATTTAACACAAGTAACTGATTTTAGTTTATTTACGTTCATCGCCGTTTCTGCAGCAGGTTTTTTAAGCGGTGATACTGACCCAACTGCAGACTTAGGTACCGAGGGTGCGACTTATTTAAACAATTTAACAAAAGAATTATTTAAAAAAGTTGGTGGTGTATGGGTAACCAAAGGTTTTTTAAGTGGAAACTCGATCGTCTGGAAAGGTGCAAGCTCAACGCCACCAAGTGATCCGGAAATTAATTGGGTATATCGAGATACTGACGATGGAATTGTTTACATCTGGGATGGCGCCTCATGGGAGGTTATGAGCCAAGATGGTCAACGTGGTCAGGATGGTCAAAATGGAATAGACGGTTCCAATGGTGTTAATGGTCAAGACGGTACATCAATCACGTGGCTTGGTTCATTCAATACCTTCCCCAGCGGCGCTACTGATGGCAACGCTTTTTATCACACTATTAACAAGCGCTCTTATGTACGATTTGATGGTACCTGGTATCAGATGTCAGTTGATGGGCAAGATGGGAGCGATGGTTCTGACGGCCAAGACGGAGTTGATGGTGTTCCAATTGTTTGGAAAGGTGCAAGCGCCACTCCCCCCTCAAACCCACAAGTAAACTGGGTATATCGAGATACTGATAACGGCATTGTATACATTTGGGATGGTTCGTCTTGGGAAGTAATGAGCCAAGATGGTCAGCGTGGTATCGACGGCTCTAACGGCGTAAACGGTGAAGACGGAACCTCCATTAGGTGGTTAGGCACCTTTGGCTCTTTTCCTTCTAGTGCATCAAATGGCGATGCGTTTTATCATTCTAACAATCGTCGTTCTTATGTGAGATTTGATAATACTTGGTACCAAATGACCGTTGACGGCCAAGATGGTCAGGATGGCCAGGACGGTGTTGATGGCCTCCCAATTGTTTGGAAAGGTGCAAGCGCTACTCCCCCCTCAAACCCACAAGTAAACTGGGTATACCGAGATACTGACAACGGCATTGTTTACATCTGGGATGGTTCTTCTTGGGAGGTTATGAGTCAAGATGGACAGCGTGGTATTGATGGTTCTAACGGTGTTAATGGGCAGGATGGGACATCGATTAGGTGGTTAGGTACCTTTGGCTCTTTTCCTTCAAGTGCTTCAAATGGTGATGCGTTTTATCACAATAACCAAAATAGATCATATGTGAGATATGACGGTACCTGGTACCAAATGACTGTTGACGGTGAAGATGGCTCTAATGGACAAGACGGATTACCTATTGTTTGGAAAGGTACCTCATCCTCACCTCCGTCAAGCCCTCAAGTGAACTGGGCGTATCGAGATTCGGATAATGGTAGAGCCTACGTTTGGACAGGGAGTGCTTGGGCGCTAATGGTTGAGGACGGTCAAGACGGTAGGGATGGACAAGACGGGGCAGATTCCCCCGACGCATATTCAGATGAAGAATCTAAATCAGGCTTCACTTCTACCACTAATTGGCAAGATATCGTTGAAGTGACCGTTCCTTCCGGACTTGGGACTTTTACTATTACTGCCGTAGGTAATATTAGTGGCTACGCGGAGATTAATAATACAGGTGAACCTGTAGAAACAAACTCTAGAGTCGAAGTGAAAATCATCAACAAAGTCACCCGCTCAACAATATCTGGAAGCCACAAGTATTTTCCGAGCTCCTCAGGTTGGAGTAAAGGGAATTATGGTACGTATACATACAGCAATGGGGGTGCAGGGGCTGCAACATACTTACTCCAAGCAAGAATACAAAAACAGTTTAGTTCGGCTTCGGTGGAATTTGGTTGGAATATGTCGCTTAAATCGAGGCGTAATTAATGAAATACACAATTATTGATGACGCAACAAATGAAATCATTAGGGTTCTAAAAATCCCTAATGCAGTGCTTGATGTCGAAGCGGACAAGGAAGCATTTATAAGTGACGTGTTAGAGCTTGAGCTTGAAGATGGGCAGATTGCAATTGAAGGAAACTACCCCCCTGAATTATTCACTTATGACGGCTTTGATTTTCACGAAATAGAAGAAACCGAAACGCGCGATCCGATTCTATGGACGCCAGAAAAACTACTTGTGCAACTCATTAATGAGTTACGTGATGAAGGTTATATGCTCCCTCTGCATCGAAAATTCATGAAAAACAAAGAACACGCAAGGGATTTAATAGATTTAGCTGCAAGCCAAACATGTGAAAAATATGTCAGCAAAGGCAAATTTACACTTACAGAATATATGCTTGTAAGTGACGAAGTGAAGGCTTGGCGAACAGCGGGAAGCCCTTCAGATGCGATTCCAGAAATGTTAGCTGATTGGTTGGAAGTTTCTGATTTCTCTACTGCAGAAGAGGCGGCTGTAGATATTGAAACTCAATCTAGTGTGATGAAGCATGTAATCAGGAATACTCGCAAAAAACGTCTCGCTGGCAAGAGAGCAGTGACAGCGGCAACAATAGAAAACTTCAAAGATATTGCAATAAACGTTATTGCAGAAATTGAAAATATTCAGCCCTAA